TTAGCACTCTCTTCGTAGTCCTCTTCCTTCTTTTTAGCTTCTTCCAAATCTTCTACTTCTTCAGTAGATGCTTCTGCTTGTGCTTCTTCAACAACTTCCTCTTCAGCTTGAACGTCTTCGATTACTTGTGTTTCATCTAGTTGCTCTTCGCTTTCAATAGAAGCTTGCTCGTCAATTGATACGTCTTCGGCGTTTTTTACGTCTTCTGACATGTCGTTATCCTCCTCGGATTATTTATTTACAAGTTTCGAGAGGAAATTCTTAAAGGCTCTGATCTCAACTTCCGAAGAAGAAATAGACCTGGCTGTTTTTATTTCAGTCTCAATTAATTCAATGTCCTGTGCTACTAATATGCCGTTATCCCATATCCAGTCTTTACCTTCCATAATCCCGTTGACAAATGCCTCCGGGGCTGATGGATCTTGGACTATATCTACTGTTGATAACATAAAGTCACCATTCACGTAACTAGCGCCATTCTTTTGCACAAGGCTTCCCATACCACGACTTGATACACCAAGCTTAACTCCACCTTCAAGTAGACCTTCAACGATCTGCCCCATAGGTGTTTTTAAAATTGATGCCTTTCCTACCACATTATTACCTTCCCATTTAAGGTCAGTAATTTTGTGAGAAACTTTATCTAGGTTTATAGTAGGACCTTCTGGGTGATTTAATTCACCAACTGCCCTACCAGTTGTCACCTGCTCTTTAACATATTTGTTAACAGCTGACTCTAGAATCTTTTTTTCATATACACGACCGTTTCGATTTTTCTTATCGGCCTGCATAAACACGCCCTCAATGACGTGTGATTTATTACCTTTTTTATCTTCGGTAATGTAATTTGTTATATTACTATCGTTATACTCTGAAATTAACTTCATGAGTTATTCTCCGTAATTATTCTTGCTCTGCATCTGGGTTAACCTTACGATCAACCATACTAGTAGCAAGTTCTATTTTTTTAGCGTCAAGAGCATCTTTTAGCTTTTGACCCATAACAGTATCAAATGCTTTACCAGCATTTACATTGTCGCCTGCTTCCACTTTCTTTATAATATCTGCGATTTCCATTATTTATCCTGTGTTATATATTTATACATAAAAAGTTCTTAGCCAAACCTTGGATCATCTGGATCCGGCATATCTAGCTCTCCACCTTTCTCTTCGTCATCGATTTGTTTTTGCATAGTTTCAATATCATCATCGTTAAAGCGTAGAATATTCTTCTGAACCCACTCTTTTGATATGAAAGTACCCATAAACTCATCTAATGAACTTAACATTTCAAATCTTTCTCTATACATTTCAGCTTCTTTTAATTCACTGAAATAGTTATCTTCGATATAATCAAACGAAATGGATTCCTTCCATTCTGCCCAATCTTCTTTTGTCATAATACCCTTTAAAAGTAATTGTGTTTTCAATAACTGTATAAAGAGATCTGAAAATCTTTTTCTTAATCGGTCAATAAACTTTTTAAACTTAACCTCATCTCTAGTAATCTCGGAAGATCTTCCTAAAGAAAATTGAGCTTCTTGTTCTAATCGATTCATAGGTACGTTAAGAGCTTTATATAATTTCTTTTGGAAATATATAATATCATCTATTTGACCTAAATTCTCGCCGCCTGGTAGCGTGGTGATCTCGGTCCCCCTCCCGCCTTCCCTACGCGGCAGGAAGAAGTCCTCGAGCATACTCATATGCTTTTTATCGTCTTTGATATCACCAGTCTTTGCGTCATATACCAATTTGTTTCTATATTGATTCATAATACCTCTTAGGTATTCTTCAGCTTTACCCTTAGGTAAGTTACCAACATCAATATAAAATATCCTACGTTCTGGGGCACGTGATATTCTGTATATGACCAACGAATCTTCCATCATTCTTAACTGATTGACTGGTTTAATAGCCTTATGTAAGTATGATAAAATTCTTTTCCTAGAACTATCTAACATTCCAGAAGTCGCATATGCTATAGCGTCTGGATTGATTTTTAGTCCTTGATTATATTTTCCTAGAGCATTGTCTTGGAATATAAAAAACTCTTTTTGAGACTTAATAAGTTTAGCTCCTGTTTTAGGATCTTCCTCTTCTTCTATCTCTTTTACTTTTCTTAATTTAGTTGGATCGATATATCTAAGTTCTTTAATACCTAACTTTTGATTCGCATCATCAACTATAATATGATATGGTAATCTACCATCTACATACCAACGTTTGAATATATCATGGGCATAACTATTAAAGTTAAGCATTTCTAATATATTATCAAACTCTCCTTTGATTAATTTTTTAATCTTATCTGAAGCTTCGACCTTATCTAAAACAATATCTACTGGAACATCGTTATGATCTCCAACAATTGATTCATTAATAATATCTTCTATCGCTGCATCAGCTTCTGGTTGAGCTGCAACGTCTCGATATTTCATTATAAGATCTACTTCATTCTTTGCTTTATCGCCATCCATATCCAAATAAGCACCGAAATGACCACCACTGGTAATAACACCAGCGCCGTCTTCGTCTGTATTTGGTACAAAGGAAACTTTAGGAACTTCTTTGTCCTTTCCTTTTCTATTTATTTCGAATCCGAAAAATTCTGCCATACTATATTTCTCTCTATATCATCGGAGAGGGAAATTAATCCCTCTCTTCTAATATATTTATAAACCTATTTAGGAAGTGGTTCCAGTACTTTCCCAATACTGAACTTGTAATTCAACAGTAAACTCCTGAATTGCGTTTTCAGTTTCATATGAAACGTCAATCGCACCTATGTTAGATGGCCAAAGCCCTCTAAAGTCATAAGTTTTAGTAGTATTACCTTCTTTATCAAGTTGCTCTATAATAGCATCTGCTTGATAATCGGTTGGATTACTTAATCCTGTATTAGCATTGTGACTGTTAATACCGTTACTCCATGCTTCAAAAGCATTTCGTACCTCAAAACCAACATCATTAATAATAGTCACTGTCCATGGTTCAAAAGTTCTATCTCCAGCTATCTGAAGTTGTCTTCCTCTGAATGGTACCATGATTGGTGCTACAATTGATGCAGGGAATTGAGCAGTTTTACACATAAATGATGTAAGTTCTACATCACCATTTGCATAGCCTGGGAAGTTCATTGTAACTTTAAATAAGTTAGAACGAGCACCACCGCCTACGAGCTTAGATTTAAAATCGTCTACGCCTAATATTGCCATGATTTATTCCCCCTATGAGCCGGCGATTTCTGAGAAATCGACGCCTGTTCTTGTTGCTATGAAGTTCAGTGTAATGAAGTTAATAGATCTAGCTGGCTTGATAAAGATATCAGCAACGAATCTATTTCCATCTATAACTGCGCCTGTATTGTTAGTAGTGTCACATATTACTTGGAAATCTGTAACCCCACGTCTTCCTTTAACGTCTCTTAAGAACGGTTCCACCATATTGCGGAAATTCGCTCTTGTGAACTCATCATTGAATTCAAATAATTGTGCTTTAGCAGCTGTTGAAATTGCTTTCTCTAGTGCTATGAACAATCTACGAACGTTAATCCTATCGAATGCAGATGGTTTGCTAAGTAGAGTTTTATCTCCAAATAACATCATACCTTGTCCTGGGAAAGAAACCAATGGATTTACTCTTCCTTTGTACAATGTATCTCTATCTGCTTTGTTAGGATTGTATGCTAATTTAGTTACTCCTAATAGCTGTCCACGGTTTACACCAGCTGGTGAGAACCATGCATCTGCTACTGTTGAAGCATTAGCACATAAACCTGCTACGTGTCCTGCTGCACCAATATATCTATATACGTCGTTATATTTGTCGTATACGTATAATGCTGAACTATCGCAAGATGCGTAAGATGAAGAAGTTAGTCCGTTTGCAAACGCCATAACGTCTGTTGCTGGAGCTGAACTTCCTACTGTGTCCTCTATCGGTGGAGATACAAAAGCCATACAATCTTTTCTTGCTGTTGCAATAGAGATTAAGTCTTCTGCGATTGTCTCTGCGCCGTTAGCATCTGGACATGCAAACAATAAGTTAACATCAACTGTTTCAGCGTCTTCGAATAAGTCGTAACCTATTGCGATTTCGCCTGCTGTTGGTGCATTATCGTCTGATCCACCAGCTAATGAAGCTTCCATTGCTGATGTGTGTACTGTAAAGTCTCCCCCTGCTACACCTGAAATAAGTGAGCCTGCTTCTCCTAAGTTAGAGTTATGATCTGTCCACCAAATATACTTAGAGTTATTATTAATAACGTCTTTGTAATAGTTAGTAGTACCGTCACTCTTCTTAGCATCAGAACCTTGGGAAACGTATGCGAAAGTTTCTAACACTGTACCTGCAGTACCTGTTAGTAAACCATCTTCATCAATAACTGCTACGTGTAATTCGTCGTTTGCGCCCGATTTACCAATTGAGATTGCATAGTCAGATGTTCCTGGTGCTGAATCGAAAGATCCTGCATAGGTCCAAGCACTAAAGTTTGATATACCTTGCGATATAACAGAAACTTTTAAGCTGTTTCCTAGAACTCCTGGATATTTAGCAACCCAATCTCCCTTTGATAGGGAGCCGTTAGCATAGTTATTATCATAATCTTCTTTATTCTTAATCAGTTGTCCGGAACCATCACCAGTAGCATTGTCATGCCCTGATAATACCCTAACAACCTTCAGCGCGTTGCCATACTTTAAGAATGCCGCGGCTGTAAGAAAATACTTAGCTGTACTGTCATCTGGCGTACCGAAATGTTCAGCTAGTTCTGATTCAGAACCTACTGTTTTAATTTCAGCAACCGGACCCCAGTTAAATGATCCTGCAAATCCGCCAATACTGGTAGATACTGCTGGAATCACGCTAGTTGCGTCGATCTCTTTGACCTCAACGCCTGGTGATACTTGAAATGCCATCGCTTTATCCTCTTTTTGAGTTAGTTAATATGTCTCATAATACGGTTATATTCAATATGTTTATTTATACTTATCGAAATTCTAAGTGTCGGTTCTATCTTCTTTACCGACGTGATCAGATAGAATAAATCTCCTGTTTGGGTTAACTGCAACTTTAAATGTAGTCATTAAATCTCTATTTAATAACATTTCCGAAGCAGAATCAGTTGTAGTTAAACCAACCCTTGTATTTGGGTATGATTTATTATTAAAATTAACAGTTATTTCTATAACTGGTCTTTTTTCCTGGACTGTTGGTAATCTTCTAGCTATTGATACATCTACTATTTCGGATTTAAATTTATTACCATTCTTTTCCCATATAGCTGTATCGCCTTCTATTTCTAGTTTATCTACATGTAGCATACTAGCATTTGTACCATTTCCAGTGTCAAACTTACCCCGTATTGGATGATCTAACCCTTCGATTGTTATTCTTTCTATATAACCACACTCTGTTCTAAATAGTGGTTTCCTATGTAATTCGTGTATAAAATGATCTATTATATTAGCCAATACCTGCTGATCGTTAATTTTTCCTATAGATTTACCATCTTCTAAATCATAACCATTAAAGTGTGAACGAATACCAGGTGAACCATTTATCTCTAATATATAATAATCTTTTCCAACTTTACAATGATCAACACCGCAATATAGTGCGCCAGTCGCACGTGCGGACTGTTTAACGAGCTCTTTTTCTTCATCCGATAGTTTATATGGCCTAGTTTTTGCACCTAAGTGGACATTGTTTCTAAACTCTTTATCATCTTGTTTAACTCTTTCTGCTGCTCCTAATATTCTACCATTTACAACCAATGTTCTTATATCTGATTCTAAAGGTAAATATTCCTGAATTAATAACTGTGCTTCATATTTCCATAAGGATTGACAAACAGAAACTAATGATTGTTTACTCTCTGCTATAGAAACACCAACACCTTGTGTACCAGTTAATGTTTTAATAACTACTGGAAATTTACCACCAATCTTTTTATGTGCGCTTTCTATTGATTTAACAT